AACAAGACCACCGCACATGACCAAAAGCTCGACCCAAGCAGTCGCGCCAGTTACCCACATTGGGGCACTAACTGCTCCAGCACCGATAGCTATGTCTTGTACGGTCTTGCTTTCCATTAGTCTGCGTCCTGTATGGTAAGTGTGCCAGCTTCTACTTGGCGCATGATTTCGGCGTAGTGGCGGTTGGTTGGGTCGAGTGGTACTCCCCATTCAACTCCATCAATAGTGGCAAGGATTGAGTGGTTTTCATTTTCAAGGTTTTTCTTATATTGTGCTGATGTAATATTCATTTTCAAAGCTCCGCATCAAATAAAAAAGCACCATTTGAGCCTATTGATATTCCTCTAAATGTATTAGCTGTGCTAGTGCTAAAGGCCGTATCTAGGACAAATCTAGTATTATTTAGATTTGCATAATAGCTTACTGATGACAAAGTACCTTCAGTAGTTAGGTCTGGCGTTCTTAAAACAATAGAACCTGCCATACTAACACTAGGTGTGGCTCTCATAGCCACTGGTACATCTATGCCAAAAAAACCTCTAATAGTTGTAAATACTCCTAATATGTGTGCGGCATGTCCCGTGCTGCCAGCTATATGGTCAGTAGTATGATAATACCTCTGACACAACGCCAACTCCTCACCAAAACTTCTATGCTCAAACTCCGTGGCTACTGAGCCAACTTCGAGCTGCATCCCAGTAATAAAAAGAGTTCTGTCGGTACTATCAAAAAAGCTATCACCACCTACGGCTCTATTTGCACTTGTAAACCCAGCCCACGTTTGTTGCAAAGTACCGCTGTTATACGTTGAACCTGCATGTAACCAAAGTTGTATATCAAGGCTTCTAGAAGTGTCATCATCAAAAGCACCTGTTGTGTCTGCTGGAAAAATTAATTCAACTCTTGTCCAACCAGTCGTAACAGAAAATGTTTTGGACACTCCCCTTGAATTATCTCTGTCTGCTAATTCGCAAACATAAGTTGCTGACGCATTGGCTTTAACATAAAAAGAAAGTGCATACTCTTTAGCATCACTAGTTCCTTTCATAAATCTTTGTAAATCTTGACCTTCAAACTTTGTTTGTAAAACAAGAAACTCGCTAGACCCAACAGAAGTGTCAGCAGTAGTACAGTCTAGCTTAAGAGAATTTGCAAAACCAGATGGTGAATCACTATCTTGTGACATTGTTAAACGTCCCGCAGTGCTACCACCAAAAGAACAGGTAAATCTATCAACAATAAGTTCAGCAGAACCACTGCCAACGTCTGCAACTGATGTCCCACGTTGTGCCACCTGCATTGCACCATTGATGACAATGTTGCGCCGCCCTGACGGAGTGCTGGGTATCTGTGCTAGTTCTCTGGCGTTGCTAGTCATTATTCGGCCTCCAGTGCGGTCAAGCGTGTTTCAATATCAGCCAAGCGTTGCTCTGTCGCCGCACCAATAAACGCCAGCAGTTCAGCATAGCGGATGCCAAGACGGGTGCGCTCTGTTGCACCCTCTGGGGCTTCTTCGGCTGTTTCAAAAGTATCTGTGCGAGTGTATGCGTCTTGCGCTTCAACCGCTTCGGTGACTACATTGCCATCATCGTCAAGCACCTCTGCCACTGCTTCAACGGCTGGAACTTCGGTCTGTGTTTCCCACCAAGTATCGGAACACCAGAACGCATAATCAGCAGCATCCAATCCAGCATCAGTCATAGCTTGCTGAACATCTTGTGCAATTACGCCAGCGTGTGTCCGTGCGTTACTACCTTTATTAGTAACAGCGTCATTCCACTTAAATGTTTTGAACAACGCACTGATTGATTTGGCGGCTGTCATTTCTGCATCAGTCAGGCTGGCAACCTGTTGTTTCTCATTGCTGTCGGACGTATTGATGGAAGCAGTAGCGGCATAAACAACAGAAAACCTTGCGCTTGTATATCCCAGACGTATGGCATTATCTCTTGAAGAACCAGAAGATGTTGACGGGCGTATAGATTGGGTACTGTTTGAAATAAAAACTAAGAAAACGTCTCCACTACCGCCCGCATTACCACCGATATAGGGGTAAACGCCGGACACAACCCCAATCTGCGCCACATTTGTGCTGTCTTTGCGAAATAAGGCTATTGCACCATCATTTGATAATCGGTCAAGTATTAAAGGGTTGTTGCCATCTCTCGTGCCAACAATTAATCCATTGCCTCTTGCTTCCACGCCTACAGTGCTAGTGCTGGCGGCTGTTTTACCCACCAATAGATAGCCATCACTGTTGATACGCATACGCTCTGAGGCATTTACATGAAACAACATAGCGTTGTCGCCGTGAAGATATTGAATTTCTCCAACATCGCTATCATCTGTGTCGCCAAATTCTAAACGTGAATTACCAGTATTAGCAGCTAAAAGCTGAATATTTGGAGAGCCAGTGCCATCACCGATTGATAATTCTCTAGCTGGCGAAATAGTCCCCACCCCAACCCGATTGTTTGTGCTGTCAACGTGCAATGTGTTGGTGTCAACGGTAAGGTCGCCTGTGACAGTAGCGTCAGCACTGGCAGTCAGTGTGCCACCCACTGTAACGTCCTGACTGAACTCGCCAGAGAAGACAGAGAAGGTATCAAACCCAAGGATTTCCAGCGTGTCGCCTACTGTGGCACCGCTATCAAGAACAATGCTCGTGCCAGAGGTAGCAGTGTAGTCAGACTTGTCTAGCTTTACGCCGTTGAGGAACACATCGGTAAACTCCGCATCGGTGTAGCTCAATGTGCGGTTATGGTCATCAGTACCACTAAATGTGGTTTGACCAGCAGTCGCCGTGTAAATAAAGCGATTGCGAACACCTGTGCTGGGAGATTTACCAATATATGCCATTAGTTTGCCTCCAGTGCAGTCAGGCGTGTTTCAAAGTCGGCGTTCTGTGTTTCTAGTGTGGCAACTTTAGTTTCCAGCGTTTCAATCTTTGCTTGGGCTTCTTGTAGTGCCTTAATTGCGAGCCACATTGCGCCTTGTTCTTTAACAGCTAAACGTATTACTGGGTCTGATGTTGGGTCTGGGCTTTTGTTGTAATCAGTAATCAACTCAGGGCAGTGCGCTTGGAACTCTTGGGCAATAACGCCATATTTTTTATCGTCGCTGTCTGCATCTTCGTTAAAATGAAACTTTCTAACTTGCCAACTTTTTACAGTAGCCCAAGCATCTTGAGCGTCTTCGATGTTTTTCTTTTCACGCTCATCAGAGAGATTAGCATTGTTGCCCTGAAAATTCGCCAACCCACCGTCAGACTTAAAATATGCACGAGCGGCAGTGGTGTCCGTCATCCACAAAAAGTAATTGCTGGCATTGTTCGGGGTTTGTCCAACAAACTGAATGAGGTGTCCAAGTAATTGACCAGAACTTGCGGTGCAACTTAGCGCATATTGCCAGCTTGCCGCCCCTGTTGCCGTTTGTACTACATTTCCTGCACTTTCTATACGCATACGTTCTGCGCTTGTGCCAAATTGAATGTTGCTAGAACTATCAACCGCAATAAACCCACGCTGACCAGAGTTGTCATTATTTACAAACTGAATATGACCGCCGACACCCCCAGAGCTTTCTCTCAGAATTATTGCGCCTGTAGTTGCGCTGGCATCTTGAAGAAAACGACCACGCCCAGCCACATCCAGAGTTGCGTTTGCTGGTGATGTAGTAAGTATCCCAACCCGATTATTCGTGCTGTCAACGTGCAGGGTGTTGGTGTCAACAGTCAGGTCATCCGTCACAGTCATTGACTGCGATTGAGTAACATCCGTGTGGTCAATGGGCTTTTTGCCAGTATAAGCCATCAGGTAATCTCCAAAATAGACAGAGCTACATCAGCAGACGTTGCCGCACTGCTGGTCACTTTCAGAATATCTGATGCCTCCATTACAACTTTTTGGTCGCCACCAACGACAACCAAGGAAGAGCCAACTGGTACAGGAGCAGCCTTCACAAGATAAATATTATCTCCATCATTATTCTCCAACTGAACATCAACAGAGATAGATGAAGAAGTAATATTGGCTACTGACAACCCAATGATTGTTGTCGATGTAGCTGACGGACAGGTGTAGATAGTAGCGGCACCAGTGCCAACTCCAGTATCAGTTTCAAGTTTGAATGTGTTAGCCATCTGTTACCCCAATGCGATTGCCAAGGCGACAGCAGTGCCAGCTTGGTCAACGTCCAAATTAGCACGAGCCGCAGATGCTGTCGATGCGCCCGTCCCACCGTCAGCAACGGCAAGGTCAGTGATGCCAGTAACCGTGCCCCCGCTAATCGTAGCAGAGGTAAACGATGGACTGGTCATCGCTACTGTACCGTCGTTTATGTCTGCCAAGTCAGCCATAATCTCACGAAACGCATTGTTTACATGAGATGGGAACATGGCGTTCTCGCCAAGCGGTACATCCTGAACGTCCGTGTTGTTAGCGGCTGTATTGTCGTACTCTGTAATGTTTGCTTTAGTCATGTCAGCCCTCAATCAACTTGGGAGAGCGGCCTTCTGCGGCAGCTACCATAATCTCTGTATTTAACTGATTTGCCTTTACCATTTCATTGCGAAAGCTCTCAATGGCGGCACCTGCCTGATTGGTCTGACGACCATTCTCAATCATCAATACAGGTAGCATTGCCATAGAGCAACCCCACTCAGCCACCTCTTCTCCAGTTTGGGGGTGGGTGCCGCGAATCTCAATAAACCACGCGCAATCCATCTGCTTGCAAGGCTCAAAGTTGTTGAGTGGGCAGTTATGTTTGACTTCCAGCTTCATGGACTAGTCTTTCGTTGCAATGATTACATCAACATAAGAAACATCAAGGTTAATTGCTGTGCCACTAAAAGAGCCCGATGCACCGTGATTGTGCGCGCCACTACTACCTGATGGAGAAGTTCGACCAACCGTGGCTTCGGTGCTTACACCGCCTAAATGATAGTCCTCATTGTTATTTGAGGCTAACTCCGTGTGCCCACCACGCTTCGTTTGGTTTGTTGAATTGATTGTGGTGGCACTGTTGTTGGTCACGTTGGCGGCAATAAAGTGTCTGTGAGATGGAATCTGAGACAATGTTAGTGTGTGATTGTTGACAGTGACAGAAACACTACCCGCAGGGGTGTGACTTGCAAAAGCTGTCTCAAAGGCAACGCTACCGCCAGTGCTTACGCTGCCGCTAGTGATACGCAGAGCCTTGTCGTTGTGTGTGGTGTCTTTTGTCCAGCCAGTAGGTGCGGCGGTTTGCTGAAACAGCATCTTCGTGCCAGACGGAAAAGCGTCAATGGTGTTACTGCCAATGGTTGCGGTATCAAAGGACGGAGATACTAGCTTAATAGTGCCATCATTGACATCAGCCAAATCTGCCATGACTTCACGGATTGCGTTATTAATCCCCGCAGGGCTACAACCCTCATCTATGTTCTGGCTCTGCACATCAGTATTTGATGCGGCAGCATTTGCATAATCTCTAATACTATTCTTAGCCATAGTTTTATTCCTGTCCTAAAAGTCCTGAATACATTGGAACAGCACCTCGCCCTATATCCGCAGACGAAGAAAATAATCTCCTAACTTGAGGAGACAAGGCTCTTGAGTAAGCTGCACCAACGCTGCCAAGCCCTGCCGCAGCAGGTGCAATTCCAGCAGTGCCAGCCAAACCAGCAGTTCCCAGACCGCTCATAATTTGTCGAGCCTCAAGTATCGGTCTAGCAATACCAGCGCGACCTTGCTCAAGAATTTCTCTAGCAGCCAAAACATCCTGTTGACCCTGAGCCTGACCCCGTGCGGCTGCTCTACGATTTGCAGAGGCAAGTCGGGAAAGCTGCTGAGATGGAGCAAACTCGCCACCCTCTTTAATAGCAGAAACACTAGCCCTTTCAATAACCAACATGCGCTTAAAGGCTTCGTTTGCATTGCGAAGCTGCTGGGCATACTTTGGATTATTAGACTCTAAGAAATCAAATAAACTTTGCTGAACAGACCTCAAGGCTCTGCCCCTCTCAATGTTCATTGGGTCGGCTCCAAACTTGGAAAGTTTGTTTGCATCAGAACCCATTTTCTTAATAGCAGTATGAATTTGCTTGCCACTAAGATTCCCACTTTTAGAGGACAGCAACTGCTTTATCTTTTTTATATCATTACGCAAGGTTTTTTCTGTAGCCTCATCAAGAACAGAATCCGCTATTGTTCTTGATAAAGATGACTCAATAATACTATCAACATCAGTTGCCTTAGATACCCCCAATTTAGGAACAACTCTATCGTACTCTTTACTGACAATGCTAAAGCCCCTATCTACAGCTTTGTCTCCCGTGATATTTTTAGGGAACTTAGTTTTTCCTAAAATTGGGCTAACTGCGTCTTCAGTTGCAATTCGACTGTACTGTGAAATAGCCCTTCTTTGCGCTCCACTCACAACGCCACCAACAAAAGGCAACGCTTCTGCTGAACGCTCAAAAGCACGAGGAACACCGCCCATAGCCTGACCCGCAGTTAACGGAACTCCACGGCGAACAAGCTCACGAGCTTCTGGTGACATTGGCGGCAACACTGCGCCCAGCGCACCGCCAAGCCCCGCACCCAATGCTGCGCCCCCCTTTGCAGCCTCCAAACGCTCCCCCTCTTCTGCTGTACCAGCAGCATACACACCACCTCCAGCAGCACCCTCAGCAGCCCCACCTACAATACCGCCACGGGCACCCAACCCAGAAAGTCCAGCGCGAATAGCACCGCCTCCAGCAAGCGCAGTAGGAATTGCCCCAGCAACCTCTGTCGCTACCGATGAAATAGGAGCAGCTTGCTTGAAAGCCTCTATCTCTGCCCGAACATTCTCAAGCTCTTCTTCGTAAGGCTTGCCACTTCTTGATGCCCTATATCTAGCCTCTATCTCATCCCCAAAACCAAACGTGATTCCCTGAAATGCTGCCCGTGCATAATCTTCCACATCTGGCTCTTCTAGAGGTGGAAACTTCTCTTGAAGCACAGCCTTAATTTCACTCTCAGACATATCATCTGGAAAGTTAACAAGACCATCTGGCGTGTTTACAAGAGGCATTATTCAAAAGCACCCGTTTGACGATTATAATTCATAATACTTCCAGATTGACCTGAAAGCCCCGCATCACCTTGAGTTGCTACCCTAAATCTTCCAGCCCTAAGAGCATCAAGGTCGCCTTGACTTTCAAGCCTTCTTAAACGCCCCTGATTGTCAACAATACCGTGAATCATAGCCATTTGAGCATCTCTATAGTTCAAAAGATTTCGGCGCATGGTTTCTCGGTCAACACCAATCTCTAGGGCACCTTTTGTTGCCTGAAGAAGTTGATTTTCAAAATTTGAAACCTGACCAAGCGCACCACCTGTAGGAGACATTTGACGCATACGGGTAAGCTCATCAAAACCAATTCTTGCACGAATAGGTTTAAGCGCAGACTCAAGTTTATAGGCTGGCGTGCCAGCAAGAAACTGCGTTCCCTGAGCAAGAACATTCCCAGTGGAAAAACTGTCAATCAAAGGTAATGCCTCATCAATAAATCCAATAGTTTCTCGCGCCTTCAAAATAGACTCGGCTTCACGCTCAAGTTTTTTGTTATCTTCCGCGCTCAAATTCTTAAGTTCACGCTGTATAGCAAGCTGGTCTTTAAGGTTGGAAATAGAGGTTAGCCTGTTTTGAGCTAGTCTGTCTTCTCTTGCCTGCTTAATTTTTTGAGATTGCGCCAAAATCATTTGCGGCGTAATTGTTCTCAGTTTATCCAAATCATCTGCCGTAACAAGTTGGGGCATGTTGGCCTGTAAAGTGCCTTCAGCAACCATAGCGTCTTGTAAATTTTGAGCCATTACGCTCAACAAACCACCAAATTTAGATTGTTTTGGGGGAGACAACAGCCCAGCTTCAGCCGCCACTTGTTGCGCGGCGGCATTTGGCCTCGCAGGACTTGTTGGAGCATTTTTTACAAGATTCTCAGCAATGACCCTCTCATCTTCTGGAAGCTCTTCAGGAGTTGCTCCTTTGAGAACTTTTTGAGCAACATTATATGATTTACTAGCAAGCTGACCACTTCTCTCTGCCTCCTCAGCCTCTTCAAATACATCACGCTCCCCAAACTCTTGGAATCTCATCTCATAAGGACTGTCTGCTGGAGACATAGCATAACGATACACCTCACCAGCATTTCCTGAAATAAATTCACCAACGTCACCAAGCGCCCCTAAAGTTCTCTTTCCTGCTCTGCTCAAAACTGTGTCATCTGGAGACTCTTTTACGAGGCCAGAGTAAGCAGAAAAATCACCGCTAAGAGGGTCTAAAATTGCTGCATCAAGCGCACCCTGCATCCCAGCAAGCCTAATTTCGTTTGGAGTAAGCTGCATAACAGAAGGAATATCCCGCCCTAATAAAGCAGCACGCTGTCCTATTTGACGCTCTCTGTCAGCCATAGCCGCTATCTCTCTAGGCCGAAGCCCACCCAAGGAAGCGTCAATTTCAGGGTACATTCCTCGACGAGCAGGAGTTCTAGATGCAACAGCATTATCTATAAAAGAGTAGTTTCTTTCTAGTTCGTTTGGCAGTCGCCGTATTGCTCTCTCTAGCGAATCTCTCCGCGCACGAGCATCATCAACCCCAAGAAGTCCACCAAAATAATCAGAAAGTTGAACCATAATAATTTCCTAGTACAAAAGGTTCCCACCGCCAGTGGGATAAAACGAGCCTGTCCCAGTCATGGGATTGACTGCATTAACTGGAGCAAAAGTGTTTACCCTTGGGGCAAATGTTTGGGCTGGTTGATTAAAATAACTCCCAAAAGCCTGTCCAATAGCAGGGGCAGATGCCATTAAGGCTCCACCGAAAATTGAGCTAGTGCTTCTCTTAGGCGCATAAAGAGGCTGTGTCGTTTGAGAGCCGACTGTAGCCCCCCGAAGAAGGTCGGCGTATCTTTCCGCAGCAGTAACTGGAGCTTGCCGTAAAGCATAATCGTCCGCACTAAGAAGACCACCCAAGGCAAGCCCACGCTGCGTTTGTTCATATGGTTGCTGCCCGACAAGTCTAGCAGCCTCAATAGCTGAAAGCGCCCCGCGAGTCCTATAGTCACCAAGGCCAGCAAGACCAGAAGCCCTAGACAAATCTGTGCTAATATCCTGCCTTCTAGCCTCCAAAGCTAAGGGAGCCATTGCCCCAAAGCTCGAACTTGTAAGAGCATCAGCAAAAGCTCCACTACCTAGCCTACCACTGCCAGCAAACTGAGATGCAACAGGACTCATTGCTCTTTGCACAGCCCTTTCGCTTGCAGCCAGAAACTCAGGAGAGTCCATTATAGAGCCAGAGGTTCCGCGATATATATTAGCCGCCTCTTCAAACAGTGGGTCTCCAGCAAAAAGCCCACCAACAGCCCGTTCTCCTTCAGCCTGAAACGGTGCTGGAGCATCCGCTCTAGCCATAGCACTTTCAATAAGACGGCGCTCGTAATCCGAAAGTGTTTGAACATCACCAAGAAGCCCACCTTGTCTAAGGGCGGCAAGCCGCTCGGCAAGAGCCTCATATTCACCTTTAATATAATCTGGCGGCTCAACTACTGTGGTTGATGTTCCAGCTTGCTGAACACCACCACCTTTTGACATTAAGGCTGCACCACCAAGAGTTGCTGCTGCGCCTATTGCTGCTGCTGCCATACTCATGCTTTATTCCTAACTTTTTCAATAAAATTATCTAAATTAGACAAGTCTTTCGGGCTTATATTAACATCTTTAAAAGTTTTTGCCACAACTTCTTCTTCTGCCTCTAAGGGCGTTGTTGACTCTGCTGGATGAACTGTAACAAAATAACAGTCTTTGTGAACAAGAACCACACGCTTTGTGCCAACTTCAGTCAAAGAAAAAGTCGGGGCGGTCATTCGCCGCTCTCCAGACTCTTCGATAATTGTAACATCCCCCTCAAGAAGAAAAAGAGGATGATTAGTATTGTGTATTTTACTAACAATAACATGACCAGAGGGGGCACGAAACTCTCTAATGTACTGTTTTTCAGTAAAGCTATGCTCCACGGGCATAATAACATTCAACATATTATCTCCAAGGCTTTCTTCGTTATCACGAATAGCCTCTTCAAATTCTTGTATTTTTTTCTCCCAACTTTGCCTTGCCCTAGATTGCTGAATAAAATTCCATACATCTTCAAAACTAAAAGGAAACTCCTTTTCTGAGGAAGATAAAAATTCTTCAAATCCAATTTTAGCGTAATCTTTTTTGCTCAAATTAGTCACATCACCTTCTCCTATTTAACCAATAATAACGTATGCAATACTACTGCTATGACCATGATTTTTGTGACCAACAACGAAGCTACCATTGGCACGGGAGCTAATATATGGGTCAACATCGTAATAATGAGAGTCGAGGCCAACAAACAGAATAACGCTATTAACACTAGCACGGCGGTCAGTCACAGTGGTTGACGTTGTCCCGCTTGCAGCCGTAAATGTTCCTGTACTATTAATCTTGCCCTCCATGATGTTGTTCACCACTTCAGAAATCTGACGAGGTGAACCACCCTCTTTGGGAAGATTGCGGAACTGATTAGCCATTATCTACGGCCTCTAATCTGACCATCAACATCAATACCCTGCACATTTGTCCAGCTTCCGCTCAGGTTCAAGCGAACACGATGGAAACGACCAGAAGAGCGCACAGGGCAGAAGTTGTCAGTATTTAGGGTTGATGCTGTACCAAAGGTAACTTCGGCATTGCCAGAGTCCCTAGAGGCAACCTGAGCAGTAACGGTAAGAGGTGAACCACTATCGTTTTCAATGTATGGAATAATACCATTCACAAGAGAGCTTTTACCAGCTTGCATGTCAAACTCACCAGTTTCTACAATCGCGTTCAAATTATCGCCCGTAAAAGTTTGAATCTTGTTGTCTTTTGCTCCAGCAAAGAAAAACTCACCACCCTTGTAAACTGCGGAGTCAAGAGAACTAGGCAGTGTGTCTAGATTTGTAGAAATAGTTGCAAGACCCTCAAGCGTGTAACCAGCCGTAAATAGAGGTGCCATTGCATCCAAGCCAATGCTTGCGGTACTCCAGCTATCTATTGCGTAGTTGTAAATAATAAGCTCGTCAGGTGTGCCATCGCCAGAGTCAACGCTAGGGTAAGACCACACAACAATCTGACGAGATGGGTCAACAACAGCACTCATACGCGCAGCATTGTTAGACTGAAATCTTTTCAGGAAGAACCTGTTTACTTTTTCTGCTCCAATGGGTTTAGAAGAGTTACCGTCAAATACATAAAAACCATCGTCAGAAAGATAAAATACATTGCGACCAAGAGCGGCAACAGAACCAGAAACCTTACAGCCACGCTGCAACTGAACTTTATCAAATTCAAAAACAAGCGGCGAACCAACGTACTGTGCGCGTACAATTCCCTTCTCCATTAGGATGGTTGCATATTCACCACCAACAAGGCCAGTGACAGCACCCATATCTGAGATGTCCTGAAAGTCTGCCTGTGTGTTCGGGTCAACAGCCCAGCTATCATAGTCACCAATACCAGACCATCGAACACGATAGGGCTTCTCACCATCAGTCGTGTCATTGGTATAGCCACACATCACAAAGTCACGCACAACAGCAATAAACCGTGCTTTAGGTGGGGAGCCGCCTAAATCAGCAAATCGACCACCCCCTGCTGCTGTAATTGTTTGGATAGGGTCACTATAATTAGTGGCAACAACATTTTCACCAAACTGGACAAACCGCCAGACGTAGCCAGTGACCGTTGAATAAGATGCGTTAGATGTTTTTGAAATATCGTCAAGACTCGAATCCGTAGCGTCAAATTTGTAAAGAGAGTTTTCATCGCCAACATATATTGCAGCAGAGGCTGAGTCATCCTTTGCAGCAAACATTCCACGGATAAATTTGTTTGTTGCACCAGAAAACGGTAGAACATCGGGAAGGTTTGTGTACCCATTTGCGGCAGGAACAACATTGGTTGCTACGGTAGCTCCAGCATTTTTATACGGAGGCTGGTCAGGTAAGAATTGTCCTAGCTTAATCATTGCACACCCCAAGTCTCAGAGCCTTCAGAAACAACAGTCCAAATCTCTGTTCCTTCAGACACCTCTGTCCATGTTTCACCACCTTCGCTAACTATAGACCAGTCTTCGCCCAAAATCTCCACATCTGTTTCTCCAACAGAAATAATAGCAGACAGGGAAGATGCGCCATCAAACTGACCCGTTGCAACAGCAGCAATAATTGCCTCAGTAGCAGGAGTTGCAGCACCTATCGCAAGAAGACCACCAGCAGCAGTCATGGTGGCTGGGCCAACAACTAAAGATGCGCCAAACTGTACTCTAATGCCCTCTGAGGTGATTGTAACGGCAACGCTTGGGCTACCCTCACCAAACTGTATTCTTATGCCTTCTGACGTTACTGTCGACGATACAGACGGTGTTGAGGCACCAAACTGAATCCTAATGCCAGATGATGATACAGTTGCTGAGACAGAGGGTGTAGCCTCACCTTCACGCAGGGCTAACGTATTCCAAAACGCAGCGTCAAGAGCCTGATTAGGTAGTTGCTCTAAGTAACCCCAGTTATCAAGCTGCTCAAGGTTTGGCCCTACAATGTCAGCCATAACTAAGCTGCCGTAATGTCAATACCTGATGCAGCAATCTTAAAGATGTCACCGTCAGCGATAGTTTTTGATGTGGTTAGCGCAGAGTGGAAAAGAAGGTTGCCGCTCGTTGACGCATCCCAGAGGCCGATATGAGTAATCGTTCCAAAATCACCACCAGAAGCAGCAGGAAACTCAACGGCACCACTATTAGAAGCAGTACCAGATGAAGCAGCACCGAAAGCAATGGTTTGACGAGCATATCCATTCCCGCTTACTTCTGTGCCCGTTCCAGCATCTGTTGGGTCGGCAGTGTGCAGTGCAACATAAACATTAGATGGCGAGGACGTACTAGACGTTCCAAGAAAGTGGTCGAGAAACTTGTTCTCAAGGTAATCGCTCATTGCGCTCATGTCAGTTCTCCGTAATCAGATTTCATTTGAAGCGCAGAACCAGCTTGCTTGCTCCGCTCTTCTTCGCGCTTAACTTCATCAATAGCCCGTGTAAACAACTGTTCATACACAGTAGTTTTCTGGTCGTCCATCAAATATACACTAGCCGCAGCCAAAGAACCATAAAGATATGCGTCTGGATGACGAGTCAGTATCTCATTGGTGCTGTTACTATCAGAAAGGTCTGGTACGCCTTCTTGATACACAATCTCTGCCGTGTACGATGAGTCAGGCTCTGGAGCAAACTTAATCTCACCGCCGATAATAGTATACGCACGAGGCTTGCCTTGTGCATTGCTTGCGTACAACTCATCCAGCTTTGCTGGTGTGTAATACTCAAGAACCTCTTTA